TTCAAGCAGCTAGTTCAAGCCGCGATTGATAGGGCAACAATGCTTTGTGCCCAAATCAGGTCTGCTGCCCCAAATGCAAAAATCTCATGGATTGCTGGAAACCATGAAGCCAGAATGGCTCGGTATATCCAAACAAATGCCGAAGCAGCGTTTGGAATCACTAGAGGTAAATTAAACGATGAACTTCGTGATTCATGGCCGGCACTATCGGTTCCGTATCTTTGCCGAATGGACGAATTCGATATCCAGTATGTTCCCGGCTACCCAGAGTCATATGTCAGCCTAAACGAAAACCTCATGGTCGTACACGGGCATAAGGTGACCTCCAATGGCTCCACCACTACTAAGTACCTGAATGATGCCCATGTATCAGTGATATACGGACATATCCACAGGACGGAGTATGCCTACCGAACACGCCTATCGAAGAATGGGCCACGGACAATCATGGCGGCAAGCCCTGGTTGCCTCTGCAGGATAGACGGCGCAGTTCCCTCCACGAAATCTGGAGCAGATGAATTCGGTCGCCCTATGCTGATGGGAGCAGAGAACTGGCAACAGGGACTAGCGGTAGTCCAGTACCAGCCACCTGGAGTTGGCAATGAATGGTTCAACTACGAGCCGATGTGGATATATAACGGCAGAGGATTTTTCAGAGGAAAGGAATACTCAGCATGAGAGACGGTGACCCAGGACTTCCAGAAGAGTGGGGTGATTACACGAAGGAACACCTTCTAGAGGATATTGAGTTTTTACGCAAGGCCGGAATGATTGAGGTGGTCGGCATCAACGAAGACGGTGAATGGCTTTACGGCCTAAGTCCGACAGCAAAAAAAGTCGTTGACGAAAACGATGATACAGACCCATGGATTGTGATATCCGAACTCATCGATATTGCAGTAAAGAAAGATGAGCAAGATTGACAACAATAATTGGAATACAAGGGGACGGCTTTTGTATAGCAACCGCTGATTCTAGGATTTCTGACGTCGAGGCGACGTCTGATTTGATTTCCCAAATTGTCAGTCTGAAGGAATCCAACAGCAAATTAGCCATCAACGGCAAATACATTCTGGGTGCAGCAGGGGATTTACGGGCAATCAATATCCTGCATCATGCTTTCAATCCGCCAACACCTCCACCTAATCTCAGAGGAAAGAAGCTTGACCAGTTCGTTACGGTTAAATTTATCCCAGCTCTGAGAGAATGTTTTGAGCATTACGGATATGCCATCGCAGATAACGACGAAAAACACCATATCGCTGAACACGCATCAACTGTTTTTATGGCTATCAATGGGCAGATTTATATTATTGACGGCGACTACTCATGGATTTCTGACTCAACCGGTCTGTTCGCTATCGGCACAGGAGCACAATATGCGCTCGGCGCAATGTTCACAATGATGCCCAAAAAGGGAAAACTGACAGTTGGTTCTGCAAGAACCATGGCCCTCAAGGCAATCGCCGCCGCCGCAAGATTTGACCCTTACACCGGAGCTCCGTATCACACCTTTACCCAGGGTATAGATAAGCCGACACCAGAGAAACAGAAGCCAAAGCGTAGATAGATTTATCCGGAAATACCTACTAGATAAGTCCAACCAGTAGGTAGATACCGAGACGAAAGCGCCGCTTTCAAACTTCCACGGATTGCGCGGACTAAATAATCCCCCTCACTATCTCCATAAGGAAATAACAGAGGGGAATAAGAACTTCTACTAGGTACTGAACACGCTCTTTTGTTTTCATATGCCATATAGTGCCGGACCATCCAGTTATCGCATTCGGCGTGATGACTACTAACGCCATAACCACTTGACCACCACCTACTAGTAATTACCTAGTAGTAATTATCTGGAGAGAGAAGAAAAAGCCTTTTCTCAAAGGAAGTTTATGTCAAAGAAGAAAATTACAGACAAACAAAAATTACCTAATAAAAATATCCAAACCATTCCTTCGTTTGATATACCTAAAAAGTCTTGGTTTGAAATGGCAGCCTGTAAGGGAAAGACCGAACTAATGTTTCCCAAACAACATAAGGATATTACCTACATAGCACAGGCAAGAATCATCTGTCGAGCATGTCCAGTGAGGAAAGAGTGTCTGGACTATGCGCTCGAGTTTCCACCAGCCGATATGCACGGGGTATGGGCAGGACTAACAAGTAGACAGCTCGCAGCAGAGCAAAGAAGAAGAAAAATAAAGCCAACAAGACCAACACTTGCCCAGATGTGGGGGAATTAATTGCCGGCAGGAGCAACGGGGAAATATGTGGTCCCACAGGCTTATGATTGCTCTTTGCGTTCCCCAGGGTTACTGGACCCGCTGCCGGCAGGCACACACTACAGGCAAAGGCAAAAAATGGCAAAAAACCTGCGCGCGTCCGTCCAAAATTTTTTTTTCGATTTTTTGTATTTGCAAATTACAAAATGCGCAAATTACATGTCTCACAAAATTGCATTAAATCTAATTGGGTAATTTTTTGTTGGCAATCTTTTTGGCCGCACGGTTTTAGTAGCGGTTCTCCGCGCACATATGAAATGATTTGTTCATCGATTGTCGGTATGGAGAATTGTGCGGAGCCGGGTGATGGTATTCCCTTTTGGTTGCGCACGAATTCATACAGCGCATAGACACACATTTGATTTACTGAAATGCCTTGCTTCTCTGCATAGGCAACAATCTCATTCTTCATCCGGCCTTTGATGCGGATGTTGAGAGTTACATAACTATCTAGGTGGCGAGTCTTCTCGCTCTTACGCCCCATCTCGTTTGACCAGCGTTTCTAAGTACGCAGTCATGCTCAGGTCAACGGCAGCAGATTGCTGCATGAGTTGTTCTTTAAACTCTTTGGTTATACGCAGAGTTAGTGTGACGACCGGTTTGGTCGGTTGGAGAGCTGGCCTGCCTGGATTCTTTCTCACAGGCAAGAAATTAGTGGAACAAAACTCTCCTCGTTGCAACTACTAACGAAATTACGATAATTAATTTGAGTATTGATGGAATACGGGAATACATCGTTACCCAAATAAATGCGGTTGATGAAAGTAAGTAAATAGTTTTTGCAATGTTCATTATGATTCCTTTACTTCTGGAACGGCATAGCGTTCTTCATCTAGTTGTGAAACTATTTTGTCGTATGTTCTGCAGAACGCATCTCTGTCTGCGTTTGTATGCATGCCATACGCTGCGTCACCCAATGCTTTGGTTGTGAGTCTGATTGCTTCTGATGCCGGCTGTTGGTTGACCACACCAGAATTGACATCCTGCATTAGGGAGAGAAATTTACCCCAAGCGACAAGGGCATCATCGAATGGGGGCACTTTTGTACGCCCATTAATTGCAGCGCGGCGTATGTCTCCCGGGCGAGGCATGAACTGAGCGTTGACCGCTAGACGAACAAACGCACGCTTAGCTTCAGCTAATTCCAAATCATGCAGAATCTCGTACCATGCTGTGTAAAGCGTTTTGAGTCTGTCATCTACTGGAAGTGTTTGGTTGTATGTGGCGTATGCCTGTTCTACCAGTAGGGCTAATTCACTCTTTGTCATTCGTCATCATCCTCTGATTCACAGCGTGTAGGCCTTACTAGTTGTTCCCAGATGCAGTCACATGCTGGAGCTGGTTGTCCTGGAGACTTCATCCACCACCGCCGCTTATCCATTCGTCCCTTGCTTTGTTTCCTGATTTCTCTTCTAGCTTACGCAGGAACATCTCTACGTGCTGGGCATCTCGGAAGATGTTATGGATATCATTATATTTCTTGCCACCTGGGTTCTTTCCCATATGCCAATCAGAGACAAGGCATCCGTCTATTGCGTCCTTGCAGACTTGGATTCCGTAATTCTTGATAGCCCATCCAATTCTTGCGGCGCGCTTGGCGTCCAGGACTGCAACCCTCTTGGAGTGCTTTTCCTTCCAATAATCAAAAACTATTTTTTTAGCATCTTCAGAAATTTCTGCGGCGTCGCTACGTTGGTCCCTGCTGTGTTTATTTGGACCCCGTTTTCTCGCCGGCCTCTCACCAGGAAAGAGTTCATCATCCACCAGCTCATTCTATCCATGCTTTCCGCCACCGTCAATCGAAAACCAGAAATGGTACAAACGAAAAATAAAAATCGGCAAATTAAATTGAGTAAATTTAAACTTGGTTTTTAGAAACGAAATTACTTTCGTTGATAAACCAACCCTTTGTGTTTACAACCACGGAAAAAATACACCGTGAAGGTAAATGATTAACCCCTCCTTTGGAGGGGGTGTGGGGGAACCTTTAAAATTTTGCCAACTTTCGTGGGGGCGTGACCGGCTAGACCTCCCGTTTCCGAGAAGTTTTTCAGGGCATGTAGGTTTTCCCACGTAATGTGTCGACACGTTGGGCCGGCCTATTGGCTGGCGGAGAAAAGCTAGCAGGTTCTTCCACCACCGTCAAACACATATCGACGATTTTTTTGCAACAAATAAAATTTGAAAAGTATTTACATCTGGGCATTAAAAAATCGTGCTATGTTAGCGGGGCTTCTTCAAGGCATTCGGAGTTTTTCCCCTTTCCCTCCGCTGCAGCAATCTGAAGAAGTGGGTTCCCCGGGGTTGAGCGTTGCTCTGTTTCTGGTAGGTGGTGGCAGGGCCGGAGCTCCCCCGGGGACCCTCCTTAAACTTGAGTCATGTTGACTCAGCTTTTGTCTTCGTCGTCTCTGAAGAATTTCTGGTTGAGGTCCCAGATGTTTTTTGGGTTTTTTGCGTCGCGCCCGATGTAGTAGTTAGTCTCGAGATTGAAGCTACGTGCCTGATTGGTTGGATGATTCCATCGAGATTTCATGTACTCGTAAATGAGCTCAGCTGATGGCGTCTTCTCTGATTCTTCAGATTTCTCATCTTTTTTAGCTGTCGCAGCGCCGGCCTGGTCCGGAGCGGCAATTAATTGAAAATTCTTATTTTCTTGCTCGAGATACAGTGCGGACAGGAAGTCTTCCACCTGATGGGTCATTGCTTCGGCCGCAGCATTAAGCATCAATTCGTCAGATTTTGAAGATTTTATATACCGCCGCCGGGCACGCCGGCTTTCTAAATATTTTGAATCTTTTGTCCAGAGCCCCAGGGCCATGGCATGAACAAGAATCAGAAGAAGGGCACGTAGAGATGACATCAGAATTCTCCTTTTTATTGATTTTCTTGGGGACGGGCATCCGGTTGGCTGCCGTTATTTTTTTGAAATTTTTGCTGTTCCTCTCGAGACCAGATGGCGTCCGCCTCGAGGTCAGCTTTTAGCTCGAGGATGTCATCAATTTGCTCCTCGGTTAATCCAGAAAAATTAAAATTATTTCTCGGCATATTCACGTGCCCCAGTCTTCCTTGTTGATTTGTGAATTTCTCGCAGTAGGTACTTCACTTCCTCCTGCTCTTCGTGCGTAAACTTATCGTAATCCTCGCCATGGAGTTTGGTGGTAACCAGAGCGGTGATGGACGGCATTACGATGAATACCGCCGTAGACACAAGAATCATCCCAGCAATCCTCCCAATCGGCGATATCGGAAATTGGTCCCCGTAACCGACCGTCGTAAATGTCATGAAAGCCCACCACATGCCATCCCAGATGTTGCGAGAATCTTCAGAAATCGAATAAATGGCAGCGGCCGCAACATATTCAACTGTCAGTAGCCCAACTAGGCCTGAAGCTATGAGCTTTGTATTCCTGCGTTTACTCATGATAAATACCGTCGATTAGCTTTCCGTTTTCATCAATTGAAACAAGGGTCAGTTTGCTCAGCAATGAATATGTTTTTTTAGATTCTAATTCTTCGATGCATTTAATTGCAAGTCTTTTCCATTTACTTTTTGGACCGCCACTGAACATTCTCGAAAGAAGACGCGTTGATGAATTTGGGTTAAGAAGTATGTTTCGCCAGTTCAGCGGGCATTCCTTAAAATTCACAGATTTTAGTTTTTCTCCCAGTCGCTCCTCCAGGCAGCCGATGCAAAGAAACCCTCCATAGGGTTTCATTCCAGCTCGCTCCCAGCACGCGTCGCTGACCATGTAGTACTCACCTATTTCTATGCAGTCAACACCGCAGTCGACACATAGGTCGTGTTCATCCACCACCGTCATGTTTCTAGTATCCCTTTTTTAAGTTGTTTTAAATTATATAGTCAGTTCGAGTCCGAACCAACCTCGCTCCCACATAATTCCAATCGCCGCGTAACCGACGATGTCGGTATATGTATCTGAGATTGATTCGTTGTTGGGGACAGAAGAGCTCAATACAAGATTCTTTAATCTTGCAATTTTGTCATGCACGCGGACCAGAAGACCGTGGCGTCCAAAACGGGAAATATTTTCATGACCGTAGTCGTGCTGTTTACGGATGAGCGTCTGGGTGATTTGTTCACGTACCATCCAGCTATCGAAGACTGGGCTGGATTTTTCAAAATTTTCAGCTTTTCCGTCCCTGGCCGCCGGCGCCGCCATCGGTAAAAAACCGCCATTTTTCATTCCTGCAGCTGCCGCCAAAGCGCCCAGAATCTTCCATTCTTGTGCCCAGTACATAGCGTCTAAATCAAACCACTTTGAACTATTAATCATTCCTTCGAATTGGTAGTCCAGAGTCGACTGCGATTCGATGAAATTTTCGAGTTCGTGGTTATGTGACCAGGTCCCAGAAGAAGAAACAATTTTTTTCTTTTCTGATGTCTGGAGGAGCTCCTCGTGCACCGCGTCAAAAATTGCAGAAATTGCAAATTTGGCAGCATCCTGCCAGGTAACTGGTTCAATCGGGTCGTGAAAATCAAGCGCTGTAATAGACATGTAATCCCTCTTCCGCCACCGTCAATCTAATAACGACTCCCAGCTATCTGGTGGATTAGCTGCGAGTTCAAGTCTAACCACTTCTACTAATCTTTCCAACTCATTCATCCATGCATTATCGGCTATACCACTGAGCCCCGCGTCTTCTTCCAAAGAATCAGCATTTTTGATTTTTTCACGAATGTAATCAGCCGAGAAGGCAGCAAAGATATGATTTTCAGTTGCGCCCTTCATGAGTACAGGACCGTCTTGTCCATTAAGTGATTCGGTGGGAACATGTATTGCTGTCACTACATAGTTGCCTTCGGAGAAAACAAAAACAATATTTGGATTGTCTGCGTTTTGTGCTTCGGCTATTTGGTTCTGTACTTCTTTAGCCAACTCTGGTGGTAGTTTTGCTTTTTCCAACATTTCTAGGAATTCCGTAGACGTGCCGTCTTCTGCAATTGGTAACCACGTGCGTTTATTCTTCTTTTCCTCCATGTGCGGGCGAGCTCCTCTCATCTCGTATACCCAGCAAGATAATGCGTGCGGCCAGCTGCCATGGAGCAAAACGCGTTAATTATTACTGAAGATGTCCTTGAACTTTCTATGGCATCAACACTATCCATTCGAGAGATTAAATGCAACTTATTTTAAAAAGTTTTTCGAGAATGCCTCCTCGAGAAAGAAATTTAAAAATCTTAAATTTTGCGATGGCAGCTCTCCCGGGGGATGGCGGCGAATATTCAAAATTATTTGTTTTTTGAACCGACGGACCGGACTACAACCTCTTCCGCCGCCGTCGTCAATCAATATAACCACTTTACACATGGGGCGAACATATGTTCGTCTAATGTTTACGGCATGGACAACAACACCAAATTCAACACATACATTTCAGCCCTTACTCAATACATCACACGGGAAGGACATTCAAAAGTTCCGGCTGTGCATATTGAAAATTTTGAAGAAAAAGAAATAACTCTCGGAGCTTGGGTCGGTTACATTCGTCAGAGATATCGCAAAGGTCTCCT